CAGGTGAGGAAATGCCTCCAGGCGAAGAGATGCCTCCAGGTGAAGAAATGCCTGAAGAAGAAATGCCTCCGGGAGAAGAAATGCCCGAAGAAGAAGGTATTGACCCAGAAGCTGCTCCTGAATCTATGCCAGGTGAAGAGGGTGAAGAAATGCCAGCCGATCCAGAAATGGAAGGTGAGGTAGTAGGAGATGATGCCGAAGGTTCAGTAGGACTGGGTAGAGAAAATGGAGACATTTCATCTATCATGGCAAATCTTGAAGATATACTAGCCTCTCTAGGAGGCGGTATGCAAGGGGAGGAGGAAGAGCCTATGCCAGACGACCAATACGGTGCCTAGTCTGCTAAATAGCCTTGCTTTAACCAACGCCTAAAAAGTCTTTGATGACGATTTTGCATAGTAAGTAAATCTAAAACAATAGATTCAAGAACTTCTAAAGAGCCTTCTGATATTTCAGTGGGCTCTTTTTCTTTTAGCTGCTCAAGCCTATCAATGATAAGATGTAGCGCTTCCTTATCACTATCAGGTAGACTGTTTACTTTAGTTTCTTTATTTTTTCTTGATTCCATGAAATTCTATATTAAATTCGAGAGATTTATAAGCATCTACTCTTAGCTTTGAATGTTTCCCTAGATAAGGAGCCTTATCTATAAAATCGTAAATATAAACTTGAGTTTTATTCTCATGCTTACGTAAAGTTCTACCTAAAGCTTGAACAGTTGCTATTTCTGATTTTAACCCCCTTGCATTTATAAGGTGGGTTAACTCCGGGATATCAATACCTGTCTGAAATATTATAGTTCCAATTATAATAGAAGGACCATCTTTTTCCAGGAACTTTTGTAAAGTCTTATCCCGATCATCTAAACTATCCCTACCTTCGAGCTGGTAGGATCCTGGAATATTATCTTTAAAGTATTTTGCGTGAGAAAGATTTTTAGTAAGGATTAACACTCTAGCGTTAGATTCTGTAATCTTACCAACTAGATTTACAATAAGCTCATTCCTGTAATCGTAATCTACAATAAATTCTTCGTATATTTCTTGATAAGTTTTACCTTTAGTTTCAATATCATCAATATCAGGTAACTCAATTAACTGGATAGAGGGGAGGGTTAAATACCCTTCATCAACTAAATCCTTAGCAGTTACGTATTCAATCTGTTTACCTAAAAAGGAAGTTAAGGTAAGCTGTGAATGTCTGTCTTTAGGGGGAGTAGCCGATAACCCAATTCTGTAAGTAGCGTTAGGGAATGAACTTAAAACCTTCTTGGCTACCTTACCTTTAGCGAACTCGTGAATTTCATCAAACATAATAAACTCAGAAGTCTTAAGGTGTGTGTCAATAATCTTATCAATAGACTGAATTGTAACTAAGGTTAAAGGTTTAATGTCAACCCCATCTCCGAAAGCTACTCCGTGCTCAATTCCACATTTAGTAAGGAAGTCCGAAGTCTGTTTTAAAAGTTGTTTTTTGTTAAAGAACAGGAGTCCAGTCTTCCCTTCAAGAGCTTTTAAAATAGCAGCGATAACGATAGTCTTACCTGACCCTGTAGGAGCCTTAATAATACATGACCTTAGCTTTAAAGCCTCTTGTATTAGATTTTCTTGGTAATCTCTAGGAGTATACCCTTCTAGATTAGTATCTCCTATTATAACATCAGGTCGGCTGTCATTTAGCTTGTAATCGTACTCCAAATAGTCTAGATCTTCTATAATGCTATATAACAAGCCAGTTCCGAATTTACCAGTTTTAGGATTAAAATAATAAGTATAGCCATCCCAATGACCACGTTTATAAGATGAGGCATATTCAGCCCCAGGAGCTTTGCACCGGTATTTTTTACCTAAAGCCTTTAACAGCTTAACGTTAGAGGTTTTTAAGATAGAATAAGTATTTGAAATAAATATTTCCATATTTTATTATTTTATCTATTATAGGTCAAAAGAACTAAAAACTTTTCATTATTATGTCCGAAAACAAATCAATTATAGATCTTGCGAAAGCTGCTCAGTCAGCACCTCGCGCAGAAGAAGCTTCACCTGTAACTAAAGGAGAAGAAGTTAGCAGACCTCGTGAGGCAGTACCTGGAGAGTCAGATGCTCCCAAGGATATCTTAGATGGACTTCTGCAACATGCTAAATCTAAGCTTTCCTGGTGTGATTTAAAACTGCCGTCTGCCGGGCTAGGACCTACAAAAGTTGAAACTATTGAGATTAGACCTTTTACATTTGAGGATGAAAAAATACTACGTACTGCTAAATCAACTATAGAAGGCGAAGCTATTATTCAAAAACTAATTTCTAGGTGTATACAAGGTATAGATTACAAAGATCTACTTTTAGTAGATAAGAATTATATCTTATTTAAATTGCGTGAAATTTCATATGGAGATGCTTATGATATTAGTGTAACATGTGGAAGTTGCGGTACAGAAAATGAACTCCAGGTTCAGCTATCTAAACTCCCTGTAGTTTACGCGGAGACCTCGTCAGATTTGGAGCATAATATACTTCTTCCAGATTCTGAAGTAGAAGTTGTAATTAAAGCCCTAACTGTAGACCATGAAATTTTAATGTCGTCCCCAGAAACTTTAATGGATAATTTATGGAGACTAATAGACTCTATAGGGGGTCACTCAGAGCGTACAGTTAAGCAAGGATTTATAGCAGGGACTACGGCTAAAGACATCTCAGTAATACGACAAGCTATTTTTGGGGGAGATATAGGTATGCAAACTAAGGTAAATTTTATATGTAACTCTTGTGAAGGTCATGATGTTTTGGAATTACCTATTAATGAAGGTTTTTTCGACGCGAACTAGAGGAAGTTTTAGGTAGCTCCTACCATTTCGAGGAGTGCTATCTTCTAGTGCATAGATGCGGGTTCACCTATAATGATGTTATGAGCCTTACATATATTGAAAGAAAAGCTTTTATGGATCTTAGAGTTCAAGAAGCTGAAAGAGAAAAGGCAGAAATAGATAACATCCAGTCTAAATAATATAGACCTATGGCAACTTTCAACAATATACCCGTAACCCTTAGATTCAATAGACCTAGCCCTACAGGCAAAACTTTATTAGAGTTTCAGTACCTTAAAGGAGGTACCTACACAGATCCTTACGAGATTGTAAGTGTTCACATCTTTAAAGATACAAATTTACAGGACCCTTCTAATTGGCTGGATCTTTCAGCAAATTCACCTAATTACGGTTTAGTCGCATCTGCATTGGAGACATCAGCGGTATGTATCTTTAGTGGTACTACTCAAGCTGAATCTGCTTACCCTACAGGCACACCTACAACTAATCTCAAATATAAGAGAGAGACAGGTAAGTTTGCTGTCGCTTTACAGGAAGGTATTATATGGGTAGACCCTAAAGACGGTGCTAATAGAATATTTACAAATGCACCTGCAGCTAAGTACTATGATATTTGGACAGTTAGGGATATAGCAGATGGAGCCTTAACAACCTATATCCATCAGTTTGAATTGTTCTTTGATTCTATTATATCTCTTACAGAACCTTTAATGGTAACTACTAGCCAAAGACTAGTACAAAAGTATATTAATAAAAATTCTAAAACAGATCTGCATATAACTTCGCAGCACACTGTAAATAATTCTAATATTACACCAGAAGTTAAAAACATCTTTAACAGTACGATCCTTAATAACGCGGCTATTAGAATTATTAAACTAAAGGATGATACTTCTACAGGAACTCCGTATGAAGAAGTATTAGCGTGGACCTCCACGGGAGTAATAGTAAACTCAGAGGATACTATTATCTATGGATGGGATACCGCTGGAAAGGACGTAGGAACCTATGAGTTGCAAGTAAGTTCTACATTCTTAAATCAGAATATTATGAGTGATAAGTTTAATTTAGTAGTGCGCTAAGCTCGTAGTTAAAATCCATCTTCATCACAGTTTCAGATATCCAAGCTTTAACCTCTATTGGATCCGCTTCTATTATAAACTCATTCCAATCTTTAAATTGGCGAGGAGGTCTTACGATATAAGGCTCTGGAAGATTCTTTGATTTAATCATCCTGCGAGCAGATTGAATACCGTAATCACCCGCTTGGTCGTTGTCGTAAGCCAGTATCATCTTCTTACCTGAGAGCTCTTTTAGTTGATTCTGAGAGAAGATAGAACCTTGGGTACTGGTTGCGTTAATACCTATATTCTGAAGGCTAAG